GTGGTGAGCTTGCGCTCGGCTGACACGGTCAGTCGGCTAGGCCCCAGCGGTAGGACTCCCCCTATCCGCTGTGCCGCCTGACCGTCTCTCGCAGCTGTGACCTCGCTACTGCAGTGACTGAACCGATCCCCATCGGCCCACTGCAGCGCTTACACCGGCTTCGAGAGACCCACTGCCTCTTTGTCATGAATAATAACTGTTTAAGTTAATTTTAGAATTTACAGACCCGTATTAATTAGGCCGGAGTCCTAAAAGGACAACCGCGGCACCTGCGTGACGCGGCTAGACATCAAGCCGTAAGCCCGGCCCATTATGCCGGCCGCAGAATTCACAGCTCCGCTTCCCATGCCGATTCCCACCGCGTTGGCGAATTGGAAACCGCCACGAATCAGAGCATTCACCACGTGGTCCAGAGAGTTGTTCGAGACTGACTTGTTCAGCGTCGGGTTGCTGATACCCTGAGCCTGTCTCGGCTGCCACTCCCACACACACGTCAAGTGAAAGCACCATCCGTTGATTGCCGGCAGCCCGTCCCAGGCTACAACAAGAGAGGCCTTGCGGTCCTTCTCGCTGGCGAGGGTAGTGGCATTCGGGTCAGTAAACATCTGGTCCGCATCATTAGGCTTCCATATAAGCTCAACGCCCTCAGCTGGAGTGCGCGAAGTATATGAAAGCGTCTGAGCGATCTGATCGGAAGTCGGTGTCTCGCCAATGTCCATGAGGCCGCCACTTGCGTGGCCAAAGCTCACACGGCCAGATCGAGACGACTCCGACCCCAGAAACGTTAGCTTCAAGCAAGCCGCTACCGGCCGACAGACGGACGCCGTATTGTTGAGGAAAGTCTTGCCCGGAGACGATCCATACGTGGTCACGGCTGTCGCGGTGCCGCCGCCGGCTGCGTTAAATCCGATCACCTCACTGCTGGTTGACCCAACAGCGCCTGGTGTCCACATAAACGCGCCAGCAACGCCACCCTGCGTGAAGATGACCTCAGTGCGGGTCAGGTAACCACCCTCACCGCCCGCGTAAACGGGGTTGACAAGGGGAGCGTTACAAGGATCCGCAATGAGGGCTGCGTATTTGCGAGCACCCTCGTCAAGGGCTGGACCTGCCCTAGCCTTGGGTGCCTTATTGCTTGTTGCCTTCTTAGGCTTCGAATTGAGTTTCTTGGACTTGGCCATGATTACAGGCTTGAGTACGCAGGTGAAGAGTCGGGGGGACGAATCTTCACCGCGCCGGGGTCGTGCCAGGCGATTGACACGGCCTCGTATTCCTTCTCAAGAGCCTCCTGCTCATCGGGGGTCACTCCGTACGCGAGCCAATAGCTGTACCTTGCGGCGGCTGTTGGCTCGTGAACCACCCTGTCCATGCCTTTGGCGAACCTCATAAATCCAGTTTCCTGGGTGAGGTCACCCATCAGCTCTGGGCCGGTGGCACCGCGCATGAGCGCGGCGTAGAAATACTGCTGCACTGGCAGCCCCCCGGTGAGCGCCACCCCGGCTCGGCCCACGGAAAGCCTCCACTTGTTGAAAATGGAAGGCCCATCCAGGGGCTTAATGCTGAGGCAGTCCTTCGCTGTGGCGATACGATGCTTGCGCACCATAACCCACCGCTCCCCGTCAAAGACGGGGCGTGACTGGCAGAACTCTATCTGCTCGAAGTCGAAGGCAGGATCCTCACTCTTGAGAGTGAATCCCATGCGCTGGAACCACGACGTCATGTCTGCCTGAGAAAGTCGAACCATATCGCCCTGGTCCAGGAACAGCACACAGTCGTCCCCGTTGTTGGCCAACTGTGTGCTGATGCCGACACTCCGGCAGAAGCTCCATACCATGGCGCTCATGAGCAGGCAGTTACCCGTGGAGGTGTTCATGTCTCCAGAGAACCTCATGCCCTTGACGCGGTACTTAACTCTGCCATCACCACATCTGGCGGTGCACTTTGTGTCCAGCTGCCACGAGAGGAGCTCGGCCAATCTGTCACGCTCGCCAGAGGCAAACATGCTCAGGTACCGCTTGTGCTCCCACTTGAGTGCAGCGACACTCACGTGCTGGTCAAATCGACTTGCGTCGAGACCGATCGCGACCGGCTTCTGGAATGCCCCCCACTTAGCACGCAATATGCTTGCGGTCTTGTGGGCGTTGCACCCCTTCAGCACGGTTCGATGCCCCCAGATGGTGTCGACCTGGTGGTACACCTGGTGCTCCACTTTCTTCAGGTAGACTCCCACCTCGACGTTGTACCGCGGACTCCTCGGGTGAATGAGTCGCGGTGCCGGGTCAGGCTTATTCCCGAATGGAATCTTCTCAGCCTTGAGAAATGAGGACGAGGCGGCGTCACTGCGCTGGAGGGGCGCACTGATGAGGCTCTCCGCAGCAGCCTCGTAGATCGTACGCCTGCGACCCGCATAGGTAGCACAGAATTCCTCTGTACTCCATGGGGTGGTCGGGGGCGACAACCTATCGAAGGCTGTTGCGAATTGTGCCATCTCGCTCTCAAAGACCCGGGCAACAGGGCGGGGGGGTGCACGCAGCTCCCCCCCGATCTCCACAGCGAATACTCGCTCCCTGATGCCACGTACGAGGTTGCGCAGGTTGTTGTTGTGAACACCGAACTCAAAGCCGGGCGACAACCCGCAAACGCGGAAGGCTTGGCGGTCTCGTTCACGGCCTGGATACTTCTCGATGGTCAGCCGGGCTAGGCCAGTATCCCGATCAATACTGGTCGTGACCCCACCGATCTTCTCCAGGCTGTCCTACTTGCTCGGCAGGGAGTGGCGAACCTCGACCGCTCGGTCGCCAATGAGGCGGCGAATGGGACCCCAAGAGGCCCATCCCCCGTACCGCCTCACCACTGTGAAGAACCAGTCTCCATAGTACTCCTCGCTCCGCTCGTAGGCGACGGCCGTGGCGCGCATCATTCGCGCCTCGACGTCGGCCCGCATAGGGGTCAATGCCAACACGGTGGCCATGGGGGCTATCTGAGCAATGTGGGTGGGGCGAAGGCCGCGGGCTGCAAGGTAGTCGCGCACAATCCGCCCTACGACGAGATTGTTCGCTTCCGTGTCCTTAAGCAGCCCGACCTTGGCTTTGACCTCCATCGCAGCAGCTCGCGCAATGCGCATCCGCAGAGCTGGGTCTCGTCCAGGATTCTGGACCGGTACCGGTACGCTCTTTGGCGCCGCATCGCTTCCCACGTTGCCGCTTCCCGTGCCATCATCTCCCGCGGGCGGCACCCCCGGCGCATCAGGACCAGCGCCTCCACAGTCGCCAGGTCCATCAACGCTAAAGTCGCCATCACCTCCGTCGGCGTCGTCAAGCTCGCGAAAGGCCTGCTTTGCAGCCTTCTCGCAGTCTGCTCCAATCCTCCGGGCTGGGGGGGCCCATCGGCGGAGAACGCACACCAAGAACACAGTATATGCGAGGACATATATGATGAGCAACATGTGTCTGGTTCGTAGGTGATACCCTCTTAAGCCCTGGGCGACGGGCGTTAATAGCCTAATTCGTCGGAGTCACCCCGGGCCATGATCACGTGCGTTCACTGACCCACCCTACTCGCACCACAGGTCCTCGTCCCCTGGCCTTTTGTAATGGGCAGCATATGGCATCTCTGGGCTCCCGGGTGTACCTCCTAAGAACTGCATGCTTGCGCATGG